GATGTAGCTGGTTCTGTTATTGAACCAGAATCAATCGTTCCAGATTCAGAAGTTACAGAAGAAATGAAACAGGAAGAACCGATTAATACTCCAGAAAAAGCCGTTCCTGTCGTTGAACATGGAAAAACATTTGATGAACGAATTGGTAAATGTTCATTGTTTTTTAATAAAGAATATTTTGATAGGGTTGCCAAAAGTGGATGTGACTATAAAGCATTTGGTGACTGGCAGAAAGGCTATTGTGGTCTTCTGGATCGTGTGTTTGGTGTTCGTGGCAAAGAAGTTCTCGATGTTGGTTCTGCTTATGGTGCTATTGGTAATGGATTTAAGCAACTTGGAGCAAAAAAAGTAACATGTGTTGATATTTCCAAAACGGTTATTGACGCAAAAACGTTTGATGGTGTTGAATATGTTCTTGCTCCGATTCAGAAGATGAAAGAAGTTGCTAATGCATCAAAAGACCTGATCCATGCATCATATATCATGAACAGTGTCGATGTAGATCAATTGGAAATGGCTTTTGTTGAAATGAAGCGGGTTCTTGCTCCAAAAGGTAAGATATTCATTATCATGAATTTTGGTCGTGATAACAAGATTGGTGACTTTGATACTCGTCACAGCAAAGAAACTATTCTTAAAGCAGCGATGAGTGTTGGTTTAAAAGAAGTGACCGATATTGTCAACCAATTAAGAAAAGTTGATGATGCTCGATATGAATTTATCAGTAATTACAATTGGGGTATTGTTTGTTTTGAATAATTAAATCTGTGGGGTGGTGCAAACCACCCCACATAACTCTACGGAGGTAATGTCGTGGATATTTATCAAATAAAAGAAATATTAACAGATCGCTATGGCATGAGCGAAGAAAATACACCATTGTTGGATGACATGATTCGTAGAGCAACAAATACAATATCAGAATTATTTCCAATGCTTGAAAGTGGTAGTTTTGTTACAGAAAAAAATGTTACAAGATACACGATAAATATTTCTAGTGATATATTAATAAAAATCAAAGAAGTATTTTATAATTCTCCAGCAACAACAAGTGTTTTCAATGATCCAGATATTCCAGTTGAGGGATTCCCACATGGAATGTCTTTGTCGCAAAGATTCACCGATGTATTTGAACATGAAACACGAAGGACATTAAAGCCAATTGATGCTCGTATTGTAAATAATAACCAAGTTGATTTGATACCAACACCACAAGACGTAAGAACTATTTATTATGAATATGAACGTTACAGAACAATTGATGAAATACCTCAATTTTTAGAGGAAGAATTTTTCGCATTGGTTATGTATTTCAGTAATGATATTTCTTACCAAAAATCAAGACGCGAAAATAATGGTGATGTGTTTGCTTTTGATCGGCGTGGTAATACTAAAGAAAAAAGTGTCGATGTAAAAACAGATGTAGAATCACGTAAAGCAGAATTTGATATGATCAAGAAAGATATCAAAGCGAAGGTGATGAAACTTGGCCAATAGACATGGTTTCTTCGAATTTCGAATCGATGGTTTGGTATTTGTAAATCAATTAATTTCTTTTCTTAAAAGTAAAGAAAAGGAAGCTCTTCGTGTCTTAAAGGGAGTTAATGCAACAAACATTAATCGCAAAATTAAAAAATCGGTTATAATGGCGGCAGCACCACAAGACCTAGATATGACCACATTTATGAAGGATAAAGTTCTTGGTGGTTTTAAAGTTCGCCAAACATCTGTTGGTAAAGATCACAAATTCTTCAATTTAAGTCATCCATATATTACAGGGCGTGGAGCAACTAGGTTGATTACAAAATCAAGCGTAAGAACAAAAAATGTATGGTCGATTACATATGGGGGTATGATGAACATACTTATGTATGGAAGAGATGCATACAATATACCAAATAAAGCAAGAAACACAAGAAAACCTATGATGTGGAAAAACAAACCACATTATGCGAAAAAATCTGGAAAATCTGGTGGGTTTGTACCTCCGGGAAAGATTTTAAGAATCCCTCATTATGTGGGTGTTGATTATTTGGAAGTTGCTTCGGCTGAAGTTGAACAATGGTTCCAACAAATACAAGAAAAATTTATGAGCAAAGGATTTAATACAATTAACCTCTGATTGTTAATTATAATAAATGGAGTAAAAAATGAGTTTAGCAAAAAAAGAACTTATATTACAAGCAATTGAAAATACAATGAAATCTATTAAAAAGACCAATGAGTCTATTTGTGGTAATTATTACAAAACAGACGTTGGTTACGTTGATAGACAATATATTAACATTGAAGAAGAAGATGTTTTTAGTAAACCAAATAATTGGGTAATTATAAACAACGAAGGTGAAGAGTTTAATCTTCTTCCGGGGGGGAATTGTGAGAATACTCTTTTTGTACAGATTGTTGGTTTTGTAAAAGCTTCTAAAGAGGAACCTAACCTTGACAGCCTTATGAATAACTTGCAACAGGATATTATTGTTGCTATGATGAAAGATGTTACATTACAGAATACTTGCGACTTCCTTAAACCAATAAGGATTCAAACGGTTTCTGAAATGATTTACCCACACGGTGGGTTTGTAATAACATTCGACATCACCTATACCTTTATGAAGACTGAATTTTAATAAGGAGTAACGAATATGAGAGCAACTGGTGCTAAAAGTGCAATTGTGGCTACTCAGGAAGCTTCGTGGGGGGTTCTTAATCCATCACCCGCTTCCGTAATTGGTTTTTATGTACGCTCTTTTAACTTGGGCGGTAGTAAAAACACATTCCAATCAGAAACCATTAACCAACACCGCGCAATTGTCGGTCTTGCAGACGGCAATAAAGCAGTTCAGGGTAATATGGTAACAGACCTTTTGCCAGAAGGTCTTGAAATTCTGCTTCGGCATTTGCTTGGCAAAGGAACTGTAGCAACAACTGGTTCTGGCCCATATACCCATGTTTTAAAGGGTTCACCGGAAACTCTTGAGGGGCTTTCTTTCCAGAAAAGTTTCACCAACATTGACAAACATTTCTTGTATACTGGATCACATATCAATAGCATGGCTATTGATATCGTTCAAGAAGGTTTTCATGGTGTAACGTGGGATTTCATCGGCAAATGTGAATCAATTCACGCAACCGAACAGATTGCTATTTCATCTGGTGTTTTCCCGACAAAGAACGGTTATAACGGCTATCAGGCATCAATTCAGATTGATACTGGTAGTGGCTATTCAGCTCTGGGTCGCGTTGTGTCTGGTTCACTCAATATAGCCAACAACGTAGAAACTGATGGTTATGTTCTGGGTTCAGATGAACGTGCTTCATGTGAATATGGTACTCGTGAATGTTCTGGTGGCTTTTCAATGTTTTTCGAAGATACTGTTCTTTATGAACTGTATGCTACTGGTACAGAATGTGCATTGAAATATATCTTCGCAAATGCATTGACTGGTGATAGCATCACATTCGCATTTCCGAAGGTAAAACTCGCTGGTACTTCTCCTGAAATCGCTGCTGCTACTGGTGTTAACCTTGACTTCACATTCCAAGCTCGTATTGACCCAGGTACAAGCACGGACGTTGAAGTAACAATCGTTAACTCACTCGCCTCAATCGAATTGCAGGCCGATGAGTAATCTTTTTTAACTAATTGATTGACAAATAGTTGAATTTCGGGCATTATGAATATGTCTGAAATTCAACTATTTTAATTTTTAGGAGATTAATACATGCGTCTTTCTGATGTAGCTGTTAAAAACAACGTAGTTCCGGTTCTTTATGATGATACATTCAAAGTATCATTTGATCTCATGTTCCTTCCAAAACGAGAATTGCAGAAAATTACATCTGCAAATACTCGAATGAAACCAAATCCGAAAACCCACGTAATGGAAGAAAGTCTTGATGCAGATGCAGTCAGAAAAGAAATCTGTCAAATGTGTGTTAAGGGCTGGAAAAACATTACATACAAATGGCTTGCCAACCACATCAACATCGACCTCACCAAAGTTAACCCCGATGAAGAACTGCCATTCTCACAGGACAATCTGGCCGATCTTATGGATATGATGTATGGTCTTGATGGTTGGATTTTCGATGCAGTGAAAACTGCTGCTAATTTCAAGGATGAGCAGGTAAAAGCCGAAGAAAAAAACTGATTGATTTTGTAGAGTGGATTTTTACACCAAATCGTGGCTCTTGTAGAGACTGTGAAGAGCATTATGATTTTAAGTATAAAACAAAACCACCCTGCAAATATACAAATAAGTGCCCATTCGGTAAGCCTACACTAACATCGAGAAATAGTTGGATATTTGACTTATATCAGCGATGTGCTGGTCAACAGATCGTCGCTGGTATGGGTCAACCAATTGGAGTCATGTTCAGTTCTATAGCTGTAATGATGGATATTTATGGAATAAATGATCCAGAAGAACGAGTTGAAGTGTTTGAAAAGATACAGATAATAGATCATATCAGATTAAAACACAGCAATAATTCTGAAACTATCGGTAAAAGAACTGTGCAAAAGCGTTGACACATGATAAACTACATGTTAATGTGATATGTAGAGTCATTTGTTTGATAGCTACAAACGACAGTACATAACAAATGTACTGTCGTTTTTCAATTTTTAGGAGTTAGAAGATGAATCAATCGAAAGTAATGTCACTTAAAGCAAAGCTTGAAGTTGATCTTAATTCAATTAAGCGCATTGAAACTGAATTGAAGAAACTTTCTGATTCATTTAAAAAATTTGAACTTGATGTACGTACAAATACTGCTGGTTTGGATAAAACAATTCAACAAGCATTCTTTGGTAAAAGAGGAACAGATAGAAGCACAATTAAAACATTTTTCAAAAATCAGTTTAAGATGATTGTTGATGCTTTTACATCTGAGATAAGAAACGCTTCGGCACAAATGGTAAATAACGCCAGTCAGATGAGTAATGAAACAACAAATACTCTTGCTGGTATTATTGCTGCTCAACAAAAGAAGATTGATGAGCTTTCTAAAAAAACAGTAAAAAGAACAAAAACCAAAAAAACACCACAAATGCAGGATTTATATGATGCAGTTCGTTCTGAACAGAATTTGTATAAATATCTTAAAAAAAGCCAAGGTGTATTGAGCGATGATGACAAGGCATTTCGTAAATATATTAAGGAATGGCAAAAACAACAAGATATTTACGACAAGATGGTTAAAAAAGATCAAATTCTCAGAGCCAAAGCCAAAGGAAATGCTTTGTATGGCGATGTCTTGGCAGAACAAAAAACATATAAACAAACAAAACTGGCAGAAAAAGCAGCTATTCGTCTAGGAATAGAAAATAAATATTCAGATATTCTTACAGAACAAAAGCTGAATAAACAGTTGAGTGATGAAAAGAAAAAATATTGGAGCGAAGTTGTTTCAAGAGAAACAAATGCTGCAAGAATATCAAGAAATCTTGATGAAAAGGAATATAAAAGAAAATTAGCTCAGGAAAAAGCTATCACAAAACAACACGGCGAAGAGCTTTATGCTCAGGTTCAACTTGAGCAAAAGATGTACGCTGAGAAAAAACGGTTACAAGAAGCTCAGTTAAACGATGCAAAAGCTTATTTAAAGAATCTGATGACCAGTGGGCCACTTGCACAATACATTGAACAGATAAAAGAATCACCATTAAAAAGCTTAACGACTGGAATTGCTGATGGAGTTAAAGGCATAATCGGTGCTCTTACATCGGTTTATGAAAAATTTAAAATGCTATTTAAGCTCATCGCAACTGGTGGTGCGTTAGCTGTAGGTTCTTTTTTAGGTATTGGTGCTGTTGTTCAAAAACTCGCATCTGGTGTTTTATTTGCGACAGAAAAAATGCGTGGATATCAAATAGCATTATTTGGTATGATGAAAACACAAGATGGTGTCAATAAACTCATGGAAAAGGCGTTTAAAGTTACTAAAAACCTGCCTATTTCTTATGAACAAGTTTATCAGAGTACAAAAGCATTTACTCTCATTGGCCCTGTTCGTGACATGTTGAAAAACGTTGGCGAAACAGAAACCGTCCTTAAACGCATGTATTCAATAACGATGGCATTGTCACAAATAGAACCAGAATGGGGTCTTGCTGGTGCTCAATTCTCATTGCGCGAAGCATTATCTGGTGACTTGAGATCGTTACAACGAAGATTTGAAATACCTGTTAACTTAATTTATTCAAAAGATGGTCGTTCATTAAGACAATTAAAGAATGACCCAGAAGCTATGTCAGAAGCATTGTCTGATTATTTCAAAGAGTTTTACAATGAAGAAACTCTTGGTATGGCCGCTAATCAATTTGGTGCCATTATCAGTAAAATTGAAGGTATTTGGTTTAATTTCCAGAGTGCTATTGGTAACGCTGGCTTCTATGATCTGTTTGTTGGTAAATTAAAAGAAGTTCGTGACCAACTTGATGCATTTACAGAAACACTTGAATTTAAAGATGTTACCAATAAGATTTCAAATGCTCTTGGTTCATCTTTAAACAGCATATTATCGGTCGTTGAAAAGCTGACAATTTCGTTTGGTAAATTAATGGGTATAAATGTAGAATCATCAAATGCTTTCCAGATAGCTGCTGATGTTATTGAAAAATTTGCTGCTGTTTTAAGAATAATAGACAGATATGTATCAGAAACAGATATTTTTGGTATGTTAAACAGTGGTTTGCAGAAAACAAAACAGCTTGTTTATGATGTTGCATCTTATGGTGTAAAAGTGTTTAAAACTATTGCCAGAGATGTAGATATGTTGATAACTGGCCTTGAAAAGTTACCAAATATTTTTGGTTTCTTAACAGAAAATACAGGACGTGGTTTGTTCTATTTGTGGCTTTTTGGGCCACAAAATATAATGCAAACGATTAGTGGATTTTCTACTGCCGTTATAGCAACATTCGCAACAATTGGTACATTATTTCAGGGATTAACGGCTGCTGTTGTTGTATTCAAGAATACTTGGGTAGCTGCATGGTTAGCTCCATTTGCAAAAATAATTGCAATAATTACTGCAATATTAAATGCCGATAAAATAGTGAAACTAAATGAGACATTATTTAAGGCTTTTAAATCTATGTTTAGTGTTTTGTTTGATTGGCTCGGTACTAAATTAGAAAATCTTCTTAAAAATATTGTAAATAATGTTATTGATCAATTTCCAAAATTAAAAGAATGGCTGAATCCAGCATCAGCAAAAGCCGACGAACGTAAAAAACTTGTAAATAAATTACAATATGAAGAACAGAGATATAAAATAGAAGAAGAAAAAGTAACTGTTCATGGAGAAACAGGAAGAGATAAAATACGTGGATATAGAATTCTTGATGTACAAGCTGCAAGAAGAGAGCTTAAACTATTTGATGAAAAAAATCCAGATATCGCAAAATTATCATCATCAAATGCTTTTGAAATAAAAAAAGAAAAAGATGCATTGGATGCATTTGAATTATCTATTGCTGCATTTGCAAGTGAATTAGAAAAAGCATATCCAAGTTTTAAAAAGTTACATGGTGGTTTAAATTCTTTGATTTCTACTGGAGAAGAATTTTACAAAACAATAAATTTATTATTGGTTCCAGCTATCAGTGATTCAGAAAAAGCTCTTTTCGCTGCAAGAAAAGGTGATCCGATAATGCGTCGTGGTGATGATGCAATTAAGAACATCAATGAAGGGGCAAAGATAGCCGGTGCTTCATTGCTTAAT